AGAGTAGATGCAGAAAAAGCATATACTGGAAAAGGCAAAAAAAATCTTAAAGATGAAAAGAAAAGAATTGTAAGAGAACTTAGAGCTTTCGGTGGCAAAGTTGGTAAAAAGAAACAAGGTTACAAAGCAAGAGAAGATGAATCTCTAGGCATGAGAACTGGAAAAGAATCTGGTAAGAAACAATCTATGAAAGATCGTAGAGATGAGTCTTATGGAAAATGGGGAAAACGTCCAAATCAAAGAATTAATAAAGCTAGTGGTGGTAGAGTAATGGGTAGAGGTCAAGGTAAAGTTATGAGAGACAGACCTACTTTTATGATTTCAATGAAAGACTAATATGCCACAATATTTTGATTCAACTTCCGCTAAACCAATGAAAACAAAAAGAAGTGTTTACAGAGGTGGTGGAGCTGTTAAAAATAATAGAGGTATGGGTGTTGCTTTAAAAAGTGGTGGAAGAATTAAAGCTAAAGATGGTAACTGGATTCAAAAAGCTATTAAGAAACCAGGATCATTAAGAGCATCTTTAGGTGTTAAAAAAGGACAAGATATTCCAGCTAAAAAATTAAATGCAGCTGCAAAAAAAGGTGGAAAGTTAGGTCAAAGAGCAAGACTAGCTAAAACTTTAAAAGGTTTTAAAAAGTAATGATTCAATTAATTAAAAAAGTAATACATAGATTATTTAGTAAATGCAAAGATGCAGATTTAGTTTCTGTAGCCAATGTAACAGCTAATGTTAGACTATGTAAGGTTTGTAAAAAAATCCACCTTTAATTAATTGCCTATATGAAAGAGGCTATCTTAAAAGCATTAGAAGCACGGTACGAGGCAAAGATTGCTGAAGCTGACGCAACTATGAAAATCTATTTAGAAAAATCTGTGGGAATTGGAGAACATCCCCAACATATTGACGAAGTAGATAAACTAATAGAAACTATTGCTAACGCAGAAGAGAAATTACAAGTGTTAGAAGAGTTTCGAGAACAAAAAGGAGAAGAGTAATCATGGATGACATGACAATAGTAACGAAGATACAAAAACATTTAGGAGAGAATCTACAAAAAATTGGTGATTCACTTTTAATGGGTGGGGTTGACAACATGGAAAAATATAGATATCTAGTAGGTCAAGCACACGCTATACAATTAACATTACAGGAAATCTCTAACCTGCTAAAACCAAAGGAGCAAAAAGATGAGCAAGGAAACGTTATCGACATCGGAAACGGAAAAGACAGACACACCAAAAATTAAATTAGCACTTCAAGAAAAATACGCAGAAGAAGATAAAAGAAATATAGGTGAGGCCAAAGAGCCTTTACATCCAGACAACATAGGAACCGAAACAGTAGATCAACTACCTGTGCCTATGGGTTATAGAATTTTAGTTCTACCTTTTACACCAAAAGAAAAAACAAAAGGTGGAATATTATTTTCCCAAGAATCTTTAGACAAAGCACGAATAGCCACAACATGTGGTTATGTTTTAAAGATGGGAGATTTAGCATACAAGGACAAAGATAAATTTGGTGAACCTTGGTGCAAAAAAGGAGATTGGGTTATCTTCGCACGTTACGCGGGTTCAAGATTACCAATTGAAGGTGGAGAAGTGCGATTACTTAACGATGATGAAGTTCTAGGAACTGTTTCAGATCCTGAATCAATACTTCATTTAATTTAACATAGGAAGGAACTATGCCAGAAGAAACAAAAAAAGCATCTGAAGAATTAGTAAACGTTGGCGAAACTGTCGGCGCTGATATTGATTTTGATGATAAAGGAGAACCGGTAAAACAAGAGGAAGTTGTAGAAGAAAAAATAGAAGTTGAAGAAGTAGCTGACGTTGATAAAACTTACGAAAACGAAAGAACAACTAAACTCGACAAAAAAGAAAACAAAGATGAGCTACAAGATTATAGCGATGGCGTTCAAAAACGTATTGCTAAATTAACTCGTAAAATGAGAGAAGCAGAAAGACAAAGAGAAGAAGCTGTTCAATTTGCTCAAGCTGCTAAATTAGATAAAGATAGAATGGAATCTAAACTTTCTAACTTAGATAAATCTTATGTAAAAGAGTTTGAATCAAGAGTTACTACAAATATGGATGCTGCAAGACAAGCATTAAAAGTATCTATTGAAGCAGGAGATGTTGATGGTCAAGTTAAAGCACAAGAACAAATTGCTAAACTTGCACAAGATGCATCTAGATTAGGAGCATTAAAAACACTTAATGAAGAATCTCCTAGACAAGAAAAACCTGTATATCAAGCACCTACACCAAGAAGACAACAAACTGACCCTAAAGCAGAAGCTTGGGCTAGAGAAAATACTTGGTTTGGTAGTGATTCAGCTATGACTCATACTGCCTTTGATCTACATAAAACGCTTGTGGAACAAGAAGGATATGACCCTCAATCTGACGAATATTATGAAGAAGTAGATTCAAGAATAAGACTTGAATTTCCACATAAGTTTGATAAGATAGACAGTTCAACTACAGAAAGAACAAAACCTGTTCAGAATGTAGCATCAGCTAGACGTTCGAGCTCAACTGGACGCAAAAATAAAACTGTGAAACTCTCGCCATCACAGGTAGCAATTGCTAAAAGACTAGGCGTGCCATTAGAAGATTATGCAAAACAATTAAAAATCACGGAAGGAGCATAAAATGAAAAACGAAGATATTAAAACCTCACGTGCGAGTCAAACAAGAGCTAAAACAACAGCTACAAAAACTTGGACTCCACCCTCATCACTCGATGCACCCGAACCACCTGCAGGGTATAGACACAGATGGATAAGAGCTGAAACTATGGGATTCAACGATACGAAAAACGTAGCAGCATCTTTAAGAGAAGGATATGAATTAGTGAGAGCTGAAGATTATCCAGATCAAGATTTTCCAACTGAAACCACAGGTAAGTATGCGGGAATTATCGGAGTAGGAGGCTTATTGCTGGCTAAGATACCAGAAGAGATCGCAAAGCAAATTGAAGCTTATTACGACAAGCAGACTCAAGAAAAAGACGATGCTATCAACAACGATCTTTTGAAGGACCAGCACCCAAGTATGCCAATCAATAGTGAAAGGCAAACTCGTGTAACTTTTGGTGGTACAAAGAAATAGTTATTTAGCAATTTCTAAGTCCAACAAAAATAAAATAAATCCGTACTGGAGGCCCCTCGGGGCAGGTACACAATAAAGGAAAAAACATATGCTACAATCGGATAGAAAAGGTTTTGGCTTTAGACAGACTATGACAGTTGGAAATACTCCAGCTACAGGTGGTCAGTCTGAATTTCAAATCCAAACTGCTCCTGGCAAATCTACTTTCAAAGGTGATCCTGTAAATATACAATCTGCAGGTAACCAAGGATTCCTACAAAACGCTGCACAAGCAGTGATGGATGATGGAGTCGTAGGTGGAAAAGCTTGGGCAAATAACGTAGGTGCAACTGGTGACATTGCTGGTGTTTTCAACGGAGCTTTTTATATTGACTCTACTGGAAAACCAACTTTTGCAAACTCAGTTGTTGCTGGCGTTACAACAAGTAAAGACTACAACACAGGTAGTGATAATATCACTGCTTTTGTAAATACTAACCCTGCACAAGAATATACTGTAAGATTAAATGCAGCTCTTGCTGGCTCTGCCGCAGCAGCTCAAGCATTACTTAACAGTACTAACTTCTTCAACCCAATTGATGAAGTTGATGGCGACGCTATAGACGGACTGTCTAGAATTACTCTTTCAGTAGCGACTAACGGCGCAAGTGCAACAAATGGAATGTTTAGATTGGTAAGAAATGCTAACATCGAAGAACAAGACGATCTGCTAACTGCAGGCGCTCAAGTTGTCGTTGTTATTCAACCAGCCTCAGCATTGTATAACTAATAGCGAATAAGGAGAAATAAACTATGGCTATATCAAGAGCACAACTAGTTAAAGAACTAGAACCTGGTTTGAATGCTTTATTCGGACTAGAGTACAAATCGTATGCTAACGAGCATGCTGAAATTTTTGACACAGAATCATCTGACAGAGCTTTCGAAGAAGAAGTAATGTTATCTGGTTTTGCAAATGCGTCAGTTAAACCTGAAGGCCAAGGCGTTCAGTTCGACGATGCACAAGAAACTTTCACAGCACGTTACACTAACGAAACAATCGCATTAGCGTTTGCAATCACAGAAGAAGCTATCGAAGATAACTTGTATGACAGACTTGCGTCTAGATATACAAAAGCGTTAGCAAGATCTATGGCAAACACTAAGCAAGTTAAAGCAGCAGCTGTATTGAATAATGGTTTCAATGCAAACTTTGCTGGTGGTGATGGAAAAGCATTATTTGCTACAGATCACCCAACTATTGCTGGAACTTTCAGTAATGAGTTAGCAGTTGCTTCTGACTTAAACGAAACTTCATTAGAACAAGCTTTGATTGACATCGCAGCTATGACTGATGAAAGAGGCCTAAAAATTGCGTCTAGAGGAATGAAATTAATTATTCCTTCAGCACTTCAATTTACTGCTGACAGACTTATGAAGTCTGAAGGTAGAACAGGTACTGCAGATAATGACATTAATGCAGTTAAGAATATGGGAATGATTCCTGAAGGTTACACAGTTAACCACTTCTTAACTTCTAATAAAAAATGGTTCATTAAAACTGATGTTCCTAATGGTCTTAAACATTTCGTTAGATCACCTATCAAAACTTCTATGGAAGGCGACTTTGATACTGGTAACGTTAGATACAAAGCTAGAGAAAGATATGTATTTGGATTCTCTGATCCAAGAGGCATATTCGGATCTGACATTTAGTAATTAATATTTTAGGGGCCGCCTTAAAACGGCCCCTTTATTACATATAAAGGTGTGTAAATGAAAAAAACTCGCATAAATATCTGGGCTTACGATCATCATGCAATATTTAATATTGAGCATGCTGAAGATACGGCTGAAAGTGTTGAAAAAGCAATACTTGACAAGCTAGGAGAAAAGAGTATAAAATGGGAGTATCTCGGATACAAACAAAAAAGGTCCTTGGAGTTGAAGTGGCAACAGGAGCATCTGTCTAATGATAGATACACTCTTGAGATGGTTAGAATTGATGACAAAGTTAGAAGAGTCATTACTGACATCAAGCTTGAAGAAGCTAGAATTGCCCACAGGCAGAATAGCGTTGAAGGCGCTGCTCCACAAGTTTCTGTAGCTACTTAATACAAAAGCTACATCGTTGAATAAATTACATTCACACTACAGGCTCTCTTGCACTCTACTAAAAAGTGTTGTATAAATACCATACTATACATTTAATAAATGATGAATGCTGACGCGTATAGTCGACAACCCTAGGGACAGTATTCAGATATCTAGGAGGATATTAATATGGCAACAACTACTTTTTCGGGACCAATAAAAGCGGGAACGATCTCAAATACAACAGGAACAACAGTTGGCGATGACGTCAAAAATGTTGGTTTTGTAAAAATGGCTCAAACTGCAGGGTGGACTCAATCTACTACAGCAGCAGACACTGGAATTGTAATTCCAGCTAATAGTCAAATTACAGAAATAATCATTAATATTACTACTGCGTGCGATGCAGCTAACATAAGTGCTGGTACAACTTCTGCATCAACTGAAGTATTTACAGCATTAGCAGCTGGAACAGCAGCAAATGTATTTAAATATGGATCTACAGGTACAATTACTGATGGTGATACTTGGGCTGATATAGGATCAAGCGACTTACCAATCTATATTGATTTTAGTGCTGGTACAAGCGGAGTTGGTTTTATTACAGTTGAGTATATTCAAAATATAAACAACGCATAATTAATTAATTAGTGTGGGCTTCGGCCCACACATAACTTAAGGAGAAAAAATGGGAACTTATATTTCCAATGTACAAGCCAAAAGACTGATTGCGACTGGAACTGTTTTTGCTGGACCCGCTAGACTTTTAGGAATTTATTTTGTTGCGGACACAACAGCAGGATCAATTGAACTAAAAGATGGTGGTGCTACTGGAACATCAAAAGCGGTATTTGATACACCACTAGGTGCATCTAATGCTGGTGAAGAAACTACTTATCAAATTGAAATTCCAGGAGACGGAATAAGATTTGAAACAGATTTACACGCTACTTTAACTAATGTTGACAAAGTAACATTTCTATTTGGATAGGAGTCTTAGGTGGCCACAATTACTTATACAGTTACGGTTGCAACTGGAACGAACCAATATAGTGCTAATGCAAATAAGTATTATATTAACGGAGAAGTTAGTCCGGTTCTAGAATTGCAAGAAGGCAATACTTACATCTTTAATCAAGATGATAATAGTAATACAGGTCATCCTTTAAGATTTTCAGCAACAGCTAACGGAACACATGGAACAGCACCAGGTGGTGGTGCGGGAGTAGAATACACTACAGGTGTAACAACTTCTGGAACTCCAGGAACAGCAACAGCTTATACTCAAATTGTTGTCGCTCCAGTACAAACTACAGGCGCTCCGGTTTTATTTTATTATTGTTCTGTTCACAGCGGTATGGGTAATACTGCCCTTACAACTCCTCCAACTTCAGGTGAAACATTTTTTAATCCATCTATGGATGAAATTATTGAAGAAGCTTTTGAAAGAACAAACATGAGAGGAACTAGAACAGGTTATCAATTAAGATCTGCAAGAAGATCATTAAATATTATGTTTTCAGAATGGGCCAATAGAGGTGTTCATTTATGGAAAATAAAATTAGCTAAAATACCTTTAGTACAAGGTCAAGCAGAATATAGTTTTGCAACTGATTCTGTTAATTTTCCAAATGATTTAGATGAAGTATTAGAAGCTTACTATAGAAATAATTCTACTCCAACTGCACCTGTAGATGTTGCACTTACTAAAATAGATAGATCAGCTTATTCACAAACACCAAACAAATTAACACAAGGTACACCTTCGCAATATTATGCACAAAGAAAATTAAATCCAAGTATTTTTTTATATGCAACACCAAGTGCAAGTGTATCTGATGCAACTACACCAAATAATTTTCAATTTTGTTTTTATTATATGGCAAGAATTCAAGATGCAGGTGCATATACAAATACAGCAGATGTTGTAAATAGATTTTATCCCTGCATGATGTCAGGTCTTGCTTATTATTTAAGTTTAAAATTTGATCCTGAAAGAACACAATCATTAGAAAGAACTTATGAAAGTGAAATGTTAAGAGCACTTGATGCAGACAACCAAGGTACATCTAGTTTCATATCACCACAAACATTTTATGGGGATGGTGTATAATGGGTGGCTACGCACGAGGAAAAAATGCTTTAGCAATTTCTGATAGATCAGGAATGAGATTTCCATATTCTGAAATGATGAGAGAATGGAATGGTTCATTAGTTCATTACTCAGAGTTTGAAGCAAAACAACCACAGCTTTCTCCAAAACCTGTAGGTTCAGATCCACAAGCTCTATACAATCCAAGACCACAAAGAGCATCTACATCTGTTTTAATTTTATTAGACAACAATCCGTTTACTTCTATAATTTATAGTGGAACAACTTATGTTAATGTTTACTCAGAAGATCATCAAAGAAAAGCAGGAGACGTTGTAAGATTAAGAGGAGCACCAGAAGTAACAACTGCAGGAACAGGTGGAGCTGACGCTTATAATTTGCAACAGTTTGCTAACATACCTACATTTGATAATGTAAGTGATTTAAATAATGCAAATGGTTTTACAATTGCATTAGGACAAATAGATTCTTCAGGAAATATTACAGGAGCTACAACAACTGATCCTTTAACAAATCCAGTAAGTTATTTTTATATAACTAGCACTAGCAATGCAACAACAGGTAATATACAAGGAGGAGGTCCAGCTTGTTCTGCAGGACCCGTAACATTAAAGGCATTATAATATGGCATACACATTAGCAAATTTAGAAAATGATATTAGAAACTACACAGAAGTAGATAGCACTGCATTTAGTTCTGCTATTCTTAATCCTATTATTAAAAATGCAGAAAACAAAATTTATAGAGAAGTAGATTCTGATGAAGAAAGACATTATGCAACATCAAATGCTATTATTGGAAACAGATATGTAACTATTCCCGCTGATTTAAGATTTATTAGATATGTTCAACTAACTAATACTCAGGGAGATCAATTTTATTTAGAGCAAAGAGACACTAGTT